AGAAAATTCACAGTAGTTCCTTTTGGCGGATTTGATGGATGGCAGCCTTATACAATACCAACATTTGGTAATTATGATACTGATAATTTAGATGCATTTAAAGCTTGTGTAGATTTAATGGCACCACCAGAGTCTGTTGATATTAATGTATTCGCTGCTCCAGATGTTAATTATACAGATCATTTAGATGCGGTTAATTATTGCTTGTCAATGGTTGAAGACAGAGCTGATTCAATATATGTAATTGAGTCTCCAAGATTGTCTACTGATACAGCTAAGGCAACTGCAACTCAAGCTGCGTCAGCTGTTGAAGAATCTGGTATAGATTCTAGTTACGCTGCTACATACTGGCCTTGGATTCAAATTGAAGATCCTACAAGTAACAAGTATATTTATATTTCTCCAACTGCAGAAGTTGTAAAGAACATTGCTTTGACTGATAATATATCTTACGCTTGGTTTGCACCTGCAGGATTAAATAGAGGACAAGTTAGTTGTGTTAGAGCTGATATAAATCTTTCTAGAGATGATCGTGATACTTTATATGATGCAAACATTAATCCTATTAATACAGTTGCTCAGCAAGGTGTAACAATTCAAGGTCAAAAAACAATGCAAGTTGAACAATCTGCATTGGATAGAATAAATGTTAGAAGATTGTTGCTTCAAGTTAGAAGATTAGTAGCAGCTGCATCACAAACATTATTGTTTGAACCTAATGATCAAACAGTACGTGACCAATTCTTAGCAAAAGTTGAACCTATATTATTACAAATTCAAAATCAGAGAGGTATATTTGCTTATAAAGTTACAGTAGATGATTTTAATACTGCAACGGAAGATTCAGATAGAAATACATTAACAGGTAAGATTGCAATTAAGCCTACTCCGGCACTTGAATTTATTGACTTAACATTCCAAGTTCTTCCTACAGGAGCTAACTTCGAAGATTTCTAAGAATAGAAAAAATAAAAATTATAACTAATAAAATAAAAATATAAAAATAAATGGCACAAACAGTATTCGTTTCACCGGGAGTATATACGAGAGAGCAAGATTTCACATTCTTTGCTTCTAGAATCGGGATTACCAGATTGGGTATGGTGGGTTTATCTTTAAAAGGACCTGCTTTTGAACCTATAAAAGTTCCTTCACAAGAAAATTTCTTATTCAGATTTGGCGGAACCAACCCAGAATATCCTCTTCCTTATGTGGCTCAGTCATTTTTAAATCAGTCATCTGAATTAACAATGACTAGAGTATTAGGTAAGGTTGGATTTACCAATTCTCCTGCTTGGATTTTAACAGATGATGCTTCACCGCTACCAGCTACGGTTCTTATTATAAGAAGTAAAAAAGATGCTGCTGGTAATTTCTATTACAGTTCAGTGGGTGATTTAGCAATCATGACTCCTTCTGCAAATGCTTTAGGTACTTTTGTTATTTCAGGAGCTTCAAATACACCTTTAACAGCATTAACTAATGCTCAATTAACGGTTTCTCTTGATGAGACACAAAAGAATTTTATTGTAAATTCTTTAGGAAGAGAATCTAAAAATGTAGCTGGTGATTATGGTTTGTTTGTTGATGTTGTAACTCCTCATTATGTTAGACAAGCATATTCAGCAGGTACAATTACAAATCTTGCGGCATCTTTTGAATTTACAGATGGAGGTTCAGGAACTGACGTTGCTTATACTGATTATAATGATTCTTATAAAAACTCAGTAACACCAATGATAGTTTCAAAAGTTATTGGTTCATCTGTAAGAGATATGTTCCAGTTTGAAACAATTTCTGATGGTAATTCATCTGCAAAAGAAATAAAAATATCTATTGCAAATATTGATGATGTTAACAAGGTATTCGATGTTGTAGTTAGAAAGTTTGATGATACTGATGCTAATACTCTTACAAACGGAAGATTAGAGCTGTATAGAGGATTAACAATGGATGATACTCAACCAAACTTTATTGGTAAAGCAATTGGTACTACAGATGAAACATATCCAAGAGTTTCTCAATACATCACTGTAACCCTTGCTGATAACTTCCCAAGAAATACTGTTCCTGCAGGTTTTAAAGGATATAGTTTAAGATATAGTGCAAGTACATTCGATTCAGTTCAATTACTTTATAAGACTGGATATACTGCAACTGATACTGTTTCTAAAACTTATTTGGGAATATCTGAATTAGCTTATGAAAGTTATACTGCTAATTTAGTTGGTCAAAAATTATCTATAAAATCAATAGAAGCAGATGTATTTAAATATCAAGGTGTATCTACTACTGGTCTTACAACAATAAAAGGTTTCCACATGGAAAGTGGAGCTACTTCTGCTCAATATGTAACTGGTAATAAAGGATCTATTTCAGACTATACAAAAGCTCAAGCTAAATTTACTGTTGTTCCTGCTGGTGGTTTTGATGGATGGGATCAGTTTAGAGCTGTTACATTTACTGATAGTGTTGATGATCTTGACAACGTACAAGCATTCAAAGATGCTGTTGATTTAATGGCAGTTCCTGAAACCGTAGATATTAATTTATTTGCTACTCCTGATTTGAACTGGTTTGATCATTACAAATCTGTAGAGCACTCTTTATCTATGGTTGAAAATAGAGCTGATGCTGTTTATATAATTGATGCTCCTCGTTATGCTTCTGATGGTTCACAAGACAGTGCTTCAATTGCAACTGATTTACAAGGTGTAGGTTTAGATTCAAACTATGCAGCTACATACTGGCCTTGGATTCAGATATTTGATGCTACTTATCAGCAATTTGTATTTACTTCTCCAACTTCTCAAGTTGTTAAGAATATTGCTCTTACTGATAATATTGCATATCCTTGGTTTGCCCCAGCTGGTTTAACAAGAGGTAAGGTTGATTGCGTAAAAGCTGATGTTAAATTGACTAGAGATGATAGAGATAATCTTTATGATGTAAATATTAATCCTATAAACACCACAATTCAAGAAGGTGTAACAATTCAAGGTCAAAAAACACTTCAGGTTAAACAATCTGCTCTTGACAGAATTAACGTTAGAAGATTGTTATTACAAGTTCGTAGACTTATCGCTGCAGCTTCTCAAACATTATTGTTTGAACCTAACGATCAGACTGTACGTGACCAATTCTTAGCAAAGGTTGAACCGTTATTGTTACAAATTCAAAACCAAAGAGGTCTTGCTGGTTTCAGAGTAGTAGTTGATGATTTCAACACAGCTTCTTCTGATTCTGATAGAAATACTTTAACTGGTAAAATTCAAATTAAGCCTACTCCGGCACTCGAATTCATTGACTTGACATTCCAAGTATTGCCTACTGGTGCTAACTTTGAAGATTTCTAAAATAAATTTTGATTGTTGTTTGATTGAAAAGAGGGAGTTTAAAAGCTCCCTTTTTTTATTTACAATAATTTTAAATTTTTTATTTTAAATTAATGTCAAATAAAAATTCTTATAAACACATTTATTTGCTTTTTATTCCAGAACTGAATTTATCAAAGATAGGAGTTTCAAAGAATGTAAAACAAAGAATTAAACAATTACAAACCGGATGTCCATATCAAATTAATTTAGTAAAATCTTATCAGACAAGTTTACCACACAAAATTGAAAAGATATTACATAGGCACTTTGGTATATATAAAGTTGATTCTTCTGATTATAATTTGACTGGAGAATGGTTTAATTTAGAAATTAATTCTATAATTAATTTTGTTGAAATATGCTCTGAATTTGAAAAAAATATTAACTATTTAAGAGAGAAAAATAATCCATTTATAAAATAAAAAAAAATTAATTTATTTTTTTTCATAAAAAAAATTTTTTTTGCGTATTTATAAATAAATAAAACTTAAAAGATCATGCCAACACTAATGTTTAGACCAGTTCCTATCGATCAGGAACCTAAAATGAAAAATAGATTCGTTCTTGAATTCCCTACTGAATTAGGTATTGAATCGTATTTAGTACAGACTTCAAAGAAGCCATCTATTTCAATTGATAAGGTAGACATCCCTTACATGAACACAAAAACTTACATTTCTGCTAAGTATGCTTGGGACGAGATGGACATCACCTTTATTGATGTACTTGGACCCTCAACTACTCAGAAGATCATGGAGTGGGTTCGTCTTCATGCTGAATCTACTACTGGTAAAATGGGTTACGCTGTAGGTTACAAGAAAAACCTTGTACTTAAAGCTCTTGATCCAGTAGGTGTAGAAGTTGAAAAATGGACTTTGGTTGGATGTCAAATTGTAAAAGCATCTTTTGATGACTACGATTATGGTGCGGCAGAACTT